GGACTGCAGCCCAGTGGTTGCTCAATGCGGCCATGACAGCCAATCCCATAGGCCTTGTCATTGCTGGCGTGGCCGCATTGGCTGCGGGTGCATATTTCCTGGTCACAAAATGGGACAGCGTGAAGGCGTTCTTTTCCGGCCTATGGGATTGGTTTGGGAATATCGATCTGGCCGAGTCCGGCAAGAAGCTGGTTTTGACCTTTGTCAACGGAATTAAAGCTGTGGCCACGGCGCCGTTCAAGGCCGTAAAATGGGTGCTGGGAAAGGTACGCAAGCTGCTCCCGTTCTCCGACGCCAAGGAGGGCCCACTGTCTCGGCTTACGGAATCAGGCCGAAAGGTCTTATCCACCATGGGCAACGGGATGAAACAGGCAGCTCCTGGGATGAAACAGACGGCGAGCGCCGCTCTTGAGGGCGCTGCCGGAGCATTGACCGTTCAGCCTCCATTACTCGGGGAGGCAGTAGGCACCGCAAGATATGAAACAGAGATCCCGACAACCCCAGATCTTCCAGATGCACGGGCTCTCCTGCTGCGCAATCTCCAACCCGTCCAGTACGCTGCATCAGCCAACACACCTAAGGCCGGAGGAATCAGCATATCATTTTCCCCGACAATCAACCTGCCTGCTGGATCAACAGACAAGCCGTCTGCTCTTGAATCCGGCCTGCTTGCCAGCGAAGCTCGGTTACGCGAGATGCTTTCCAGAATATTGGCCGACGACAGGAGGCTCTCTTATGCCTGATCAATACGTCACAAAGCAGGGCGAGACATGGGATACAATCGCCGCGAAAATCTGGGGCTTCGAGCATCTATGCACAGATCTTCTCCGGGCAAACCCTGAGTATAGAAACATAGTCTATTTTTCAGCGGGCACCGTGCTCAACATCCCGGACGTTGACATGTCGACGGCGACCAACATCACACCGCCATGGGCGGATTAAGCCATGCGCAAAGCAACATTGCAACTGACATACGAAAACAAGGATATCAGCCAGGCCATCGCCTCTCGTGTGGTTCGGTGGTCGTACACCGACCACGCAGAGGGTCAGGCCGACGACCTGCAGATCACCCTGCATAATCGGAGCGAGATCTGGACTCGCGCATGGTGGCCAAGCAAAGGAGCCACGCTGAAGGCCAGTGTCATGTGTAATGACTGGGATAGCCCGGGGCACACTATCATGCTTTCGTGCGGTACATTCACTATCGACGAGATCGAATGTTCCGGCCCGCCAAACCAGGTGACTCTAAAGGCCGTATCCTCATTGGTCACCACATCCATGCGCAGGGAAAAAAAGAGCCGGGCGTGGGAGAACACTTCGTTACGGACGGTCGGAGAACAGCTGGCAGCCGATCATGGCGTCAAATTGTTTTGGGAGGGAGAGGACGTAACCTTTGCCAGACTCGACCAGCGGGAGGAATCCGATCTCGCCTTCCTGCAGCGCGTCGCCAAGAACAATGGATTGTCTGTCAAAGTCGGCCATGGTCGGATCATCATTTACGAGGGGAAGACCAGAGAGGCATCCTCACCTGTGTATACCGTATCCAAGGCTGCACCCGTATCAGCGTATTCGTTTTCCACCACAGCGCACGATATATATCGGGCCTGCAAGGTGAAATATTGGGACGCTGCTACAAAGTCTCAGATGGAGTATGTTTTCACCCCAGATAACGGCCCTGACGTTGGCCAAACCTTGCAGGTAAACAAGCGTGTTGAGTCGCTTGCCGAGGCTATGCGCCAGGCAGAGACTCAATTGCGGGCAAAGAATAAGGCCGAGACCACCGCGTCAATTACGCTAATGGGCCGACCAGAGCTTTTGTCTGGCCTGGTATATAGCGTCGAGGGTTTCGGAAAATTTGATGGCAACTACATGATAGACGAGGCCACCCATTCCGGCGACGGGTCTACAGGATACACAACATCAATCACATCACATCTCACACTAGGTTACTAATGATACAGGAGATAGCAGACAGACTGGGCGCCATCGAGGGCATATTAGCGCAAATGGTGCGCGTAGGTACGGTGTCTTCGGTCATACCGGAATCAGGATTTGTCCGGGTCACATGCGGAGACGCGGACAATCTGGTTTCCTACGAACTGCCAGTGCTGACCCACAAAGCCCAGTACGACAAAGAGTACTGGATGCCAGATGTCGGCGAGCAGGTTGTGTGTATTTTTCTTCCCAACGGCCTTGAATGCGGGTTTGTGGTCGGGGCGTTTTTCTCCGGACCAGACCGCGCTCCAGTGGCAAGCAAAGACAAACACCATGTGAGCTACAAGGACGGGACCTGGATTGAATACGACCGCAGTAGCCACGTTATGAGCGGACACATCAAGGGCAGTGTAAACGCGCTGACCATAGACGATGACGCAACAGTGAGCGTGGGCGGATCCATTATTGCCAGCGCCGGGAACGATGCGAGTTTTACGGTTGGGAAATCGGCCACCGTTGATGCCGGGGCAGACATCACATTGAAGGCACCGGTCATCAACATGGCTGGGAACATAGCATCTACGGGCCCTGGCGGTGGCGTAGGTACAGAAAACAAATCGGCACACACCACGCACAATGGCAGTTTATCGCTGAATGGCAACCTTACAGTAAACGGATCTATTACCGCAACAGGAACCATTATGGACGGCGGCGGGAACTCCAACCACCACACCCACTAGGAAGGCGCGCAATGCTTGGCACATTCGGCGATGTTGTTTTCGAGGTGAGCTCAGATCATATACGCACATGGTCTAAATTCACTCGCCAGAAAAAGGCCACTTACGCTGAGCACAAAGTCCTGTCAGGGAGCCCCCTCCTGGAGATGACCGGACTCGAGCTGGAAGCGGTGACCATCACGATACGTTTCGATATCGCGCTCGGCCTGGTCCCGGAAGACGAGATGGAACGCTTGCGGAGGATGCGTGACGACGGCGTAGAGCTACCGTTTACCATATCCGGCAAGATGCTCGGGTACTATGTGCTCGAAGACGTATCCGAAGATTGGAAGCGCACCACCCCGAATGGGGTGGTCACATCGTCGGAAGTCAACCTCAAACTGAAGGAGTATGTCCGTGGAGATTGATCTTGTGCAGCCCCAGGCTATCGAAATCGGGGCCACAGGGGCCAGCGAAATATATCAAAACGTCCGGACGATTCTGCTTACGCGCAAGGGAACGGTTCCTCTGGATCGGCAATTCGGTTTAGATGCAGACATTCTGGACGCCCCTACAGCGCGAGCCCAGGCGTTGCTTTCAGCCGCTATTGCCGAGGCCGTGGACACATACGAGCCCAGGGCAAGGGTTGAGTCTGTGGAGTTTACCGGCGGCATGGACGGGGGGTTACACCCAGTCGTGCGTATCTCAGTCAGGGGGGATGCATAAATGGATTTTGCAGGTTTGCCGGACATTACATTCTGCGAGACTGATGCTGCAACGATCGAAGCCTCAATCATTAGCGCCTATGAGGAGATTTCCGAAACCAAGCTTTATCCTGGCAACCCAGTCCGGTTGTTTCTTGAATCCCTGGCATACGTGATCGCCCAGCAGCGGTTTTGCATCGACTGGTCGGCAAAACAAAATCTATTAGCCTATGCCTCCGGCGACTATTTGGACCAGCTTGGAATCCTGACCGACACACAACGCCTGCCTGCATCGGCGGCAACAACCACTGTCAGGTTTTATTCATCCGGGGGCTCTGGAGCGGTGCTCATCCCTGCAGGTACTCGTGTGAGTCCCGACGGCAAGATCATATTCGCAACGCAGGACCAGGGGCAGATCGACCCGGGGGCGGATCATGTGGACCTGCAGGCCGCATGCACCACTGCCGGTGCCATTGGAAATGGTTTTTCATCCGGACAGATCTCAAAGCTGGTGGATGTCGTCCCGGGGATATCCGCTGCGTCAAATATATCCATGAGCCTCGGTGGATCCGATATCGAATCGGATGACAATTTCCGGGAACGTATCCGGCTTTCCGTTGGCGCCTATTCCGAAGCCGGACCTCGGGAGGCCTATGTGTACTGGGCAAAGTCTGCGCACCAGGACATCATCGACGTTTCGGTTGAGTCTCCAACACCGGGAGTCGTTGAGGTACGTCCGCTTATGGCCGGCGGTGAAATACCCTCTCAGGAGGTCCTCGACCTTGTCGAGGCGGCACTGGACCCCGAGACGGTGGTTCCTTTGACTGATGATTGTCGGGTGCTGGCTCCGGAAGTGGTTTATTATCAGTTGCAGGCAACGTACTATATTGGCCGCGACAACGCCTCAACATCACCATCTATTCAGGCCGCGGCCACCAAGGCGGTGTCCGAGTACATATCCTGGCAGCGGACCGCCCTGGGCCGGGACATTTCCCCCGACAAACTGATCTCGCTTCTACAGGCAGCCGGGGTGAAACGGGTGGAGATCGTTTCGCCAACATTCACCCAGGTAGGCCCTGGAGCCATTGCTCATGAAACATCGGTCTCTGTAACCTACGGAGGCATGGAAGATGCCTAGCGACCTGCAGACAGCCACTCTTGCCGATCTGCTGCCAGCCAGCATCGCCGGGGATCCGACAATGGCATCTGCAGCTACGGCCGTTGAACCCCATTTGCGGTCAGTAACAGATGTAATTTCCGCTGTATCGATTTATGCCGGGATAGATGGCCTCCCCGCCACTGCCCTGGATCTTCTGGCCTGGCAGTTCTGTGTGGACTTCTGGTCTCCAGAACTAGCCGACCAGAAGAAGCGGGACCTATTGAAACGATCTATCGCCTGGCACAAGCGCAAGGGGACCAGGTGGGCCGTGCGGGAGATGCTGAATATTCTGGGCTATCCAGGTGCAGAAATACGTACCCATGCCGATCTGATGGCTGCATGGACCGAGGCTGGCGGTGGGCAGCTCAATTCCGATGGCTATTTGGACGAACCGGAAGAACCCCTCTCCCCAACGTCGTGGAAAATGAAGTTTATGAGCT